CGAGACCGCCGAACTGGATAAGGCGGCTGAGAAGAACAACCCCTATGCCAACGACCCCAACGGGCGAGGCTATTCACCCAGCGGCGGCCTGCTGGCGTCTGCTGAAACGCCCGCCAGTCTACCAACCAACAAACCGGTGATACCGCCCCGCTATGCGCCGGTGGTACCGGGGGCCTCCTCGGCCTACACCGACAACAGCGTCACCCATAACCGCTATGACGTGGTGGTGCCTGCGGGCATGAGCCGGGAAGCGACCCTCCAACTGCTGAATGAGGCACAGGCCCGGCAGGAGCGCGAACGCCGCGCCCGGGCACGCAGTGCCATGACCAATTAAAGGAAAATCATCATGATGCTGACCTTGGGGCTCTTTGTGTTTATGTTGCACACGTTGCCTTACCAGTCGATGCAACGCACGGCGGATTACCGCTGGCCGACCAACGGGCGCATTGGGCAGCGGCCTGCTGCGCAGTTCCTGGGACTGGATGAGGAGAAAATCACGTTATCCGGGGTGTTGCTGCCGGAAATCACCGGCGGACGCTGGTCACTGCTGACCTTGCAACTGATGGCCGAACAGGGGCGGGCGTGGCCGCTGATTGAAGGCACCGGCACCATTTACGGCATGTTTGTGATTGAGTCGGTGAGCGAAACGCACAGCCAGTTCTTTGCCGACGGCAGCCCGCGCCGCACCGAGTTTACCCTGACCCTCAAGCGGGTGGATGAATCCCTGTCAGCGATGTTCGGCGACCTGCAACAGCAGGCCAGTGAACTGTACGGTCAAGCGGGTGAACTGGCCGGAAAAGCCGGTGAGGCATTGGGAGGACTGGTCCCATGATAACCGCCGTTCCACTGCCCGCCGGGGCGCGTGTTGCCCCGGACTTTTCGCTGACCTTGCAGGGCAATGACATCACCCACAATATCCGCCCCCGGCTGCTGTCGTTATCACTGACCGATAACCGGGGCTTTGAGGCTGACCAGCTTGATATTGAGCTGGACGACAGCGACGGGCTGATGGTGATGCCACAGCGTAATGCGGTGTTGTCGCTGTCCCTTGGCTGGCAGGGTTCACCGCTGACGCTGAAAGGACGCTTTACGGTGGACGAGGTGGAGCACCGGGGCGCGCCGGACACGCTGACCATCCGCGCCCGCAGTGCAGATTTTAGGGGCACTCTTAACACCCGGCGCGAAGCCTCCTACCACGACACCACTCTCGGCGATATCGTGCGGCAGGTGGCGGCCCGCAATCAGTTGACCGCCAAACTGGCCGACGGGTTGGATGCCCTCGCCATCGGTCATATTGACCAGACGCAGGAAACCGACGCGGCGTTTATCACTCGACTGGCGTCGCTCAATGGCGCGGTAGCGGCGGTGAAAAATGGCTGCCTGCTGCTCATCCGCCCAGGCAACGGCACCACGGTGAACGGCAAACCGCTGCCGGTCATGACCCTGACCCGGCAGGACGGCGACCGGCACAGCTTCAGTTTGGCTGACCGGGACGCCTACACCGGCGTGACTGCACGCTGGCTCAATACCCGCCAGCCCAAACCAAAGACAGTGACGTTGAAGCGCAAGCCGAAAACCCAGCACCTGCGCGCCCTGCAACACCCGAAGGCGAAACCGGTCAGCAAGAAAGCCAGCAAACCGGTGGAACCTCGAGAGGGGGAATATCTGGTGGGGGCGGAGGATAATGTGTTTACCATTACCACAGTGTACGCCACCCAAAAGGCCGCGATGCGGGCAGCACAGGCCAAGTGGGAAAAGCTGCAACGGGGTGTGGCGGAGTTCTCGCTGTCGCTTGCCATGGGCCGTGCCGAACTGGTGCCGGAAACGCCGATCCGGGTGAAGGGATTTAAGCAGGTGATCGACGCCCAACCCTGGATAGTCAGCAAGGTGGTGCATAACCTGGGTAACAACGGCTTTACGACGGCGGTAGAGTTGGAGGTGTTGCTGTCTGATGTGAGTTACGATGTTTCAAAAAGTGAATGATCTGGATTGTAAATTCACTTAAAGTAAGTTTTGTTCTTGATCGTGCGAGGTATTATCGCGGCAAATGAGGGAGAGAGGAGGGAATAAGATAATGATGCATTGCCCGCTTTGCAGAACCGCAGCACATGCCCGCACAAGCCGCTATCTGAGTGAGAACACCAAAGAACGTTACCACCAATGTCAAAACATCAACTGCAGTTGTACCTTTGTGACCTTGGAGTCTATCCAGCGCCAGATCGTTACCCCTGGAAAAATTGAGGCTGCGCCCCCGCATCCTACGAAAATAAACCAAGGTACTCTCTGGATTTAAGACTAGATGAAGCCTGCGAAAGCAGGTTTTTTCATATCCAGAGACTGGATTAGTCGAAACGCCACCGCCATTTCATCGCCATCGAAAATTAAGGTAATAAAAAAGCCACCGTGAAAGGTGGCTTAATTATATGATTTTAAAGCTAAAATTTGGTGGCCCCTGCTGGACTTGAACCAGCGACCAAGCGATTATGAGTCGCCTGCTCTAACCACTGAGCTAAGGGGCCAGGCGGCGAGATTATACGGTAATCATGGGCAGCAGGTCTACTGCCTTCAAACCATGTGTTGCTTTTATGTTCAGTTATAGCCTGTTGTAATTGCTGGTAGATTTTGCGATAACCATTCTAAATGTTTTAGCGGAACATATCATGATTACGGATATTCTGGCGCCTGCCTTGCGGCTCGTCTTTTGTGGCATCAATCCCGGCCTTTCTACTGCGCACCATGGCTATCATTTTGCCAATGCAAACAATCGTTTTTGGAAGGTGATCTATCTGGCGGGCTTTACCGAGCGTCTCTTGGCGCCGGAAGAAGAACTGCATTTGTTGGATACGGGCTGTGGTATTACTATGTTGGTCGAACGTCCAACGGTTGAGGCCAGCGAGTTGGCGTGCAATGAGTTGCGTGCGGGTGGTGAAGCATTAAAAGGAAAAATCCTGCAATGTCAGCCGCAGGCGCTGGCGATCCTAGGCAAGCAGGCATTCAGCAGCGCATTTGGTATCCGCAAGGTGTCTTGGGGACGTCAAGAGATGATGATCGGTAAAACCGAGGTGTGGGTGCTGCCTAACCCGAGCGGACTGAACCGTGCCACGCTGGAGCAACTGGTGGCAAGCTATCGTGAATTATTTCTGGCGCTGAAATCAGAGCAATAAAAAACCCCGGTAGGCCGGGGTTTCAGATCGTATCAGCTAACTTTAGTCATCCAGGAAGCTGCGCAGCACTTCTGAACGACTCGGGTGGCGCAGTTTACGCAACGCTTTGGCTTCGATCTGACGAATACGCTCACGGGTAACGTCGAACTGTTTACCCACTTCTTCCAGCGTGTGGTCAGTGTTCATATCGATACCGAAACGCATGCGCAGCACTTTCGCTTCGCGTGCGGTCAGGCCAGCCAGAACGTCGTGCGTTGCAGAACGCAGGCTTTCAGAGGTGGCAGAATCCAACGGCAACTCGAGGGTGGTATCCTCGATGAAATCGCCCAGATGTGAATCTTCATCGTCACCGATCGGCGTTTCCATGGAGATCGGCTCTTTAGCGATCTTCAGCACTTTGCGGATTTTGTCTTCCGGCATCAGCATACGTTCAGCCAGCTCTTCCGGCGTTGGTTCGCGGCCCATCTCTTGCAGCATCTGGCGCGAAATACGGTTGAGTTTGTTGATGGTCTCAATCATATGCACCGGAATACGGATGGTACGCGCCTGATCGGCGATAGAACGGGTGATCGCCTGACGGATCCACCAAGTAGCGTAAGTCGAGAACTTATAACCACGACGATATTCGAACTTGTCTACCGCTTTCATCAGGCCGATGTTGCCTTCCTGAATCAGATCCAGGAACTGCAAGCCACGGTTGGTGTATTTCTTGGCGATCGAAATAACCAGACGTAAGTTGGCTTCAACCATCTCTTTCTTCGCACGGCGGGCTTTCGCTTCACCGATCGACATACGACGGTTGATGTCTTTCACCTGCTCAATGGTCAGGCCGGTTTCTTCTTCGATCTGACGCAGTTTCTGCAGGCTGCGCTGTACATCATCACTCACGTCTTTTAGCTTTTCTGACCATGGCTTAGCCATTGCCAAAGCTGCTTCGAACCAAGTGGTGCTGGTTTCGTTACCTGCGAACAGAGTGACGAAGTTTTTCTTCGGCATTTTGCACTGTTCAACGCACAGTTTCATGATGAGGCGTTCTTGAGTGCGAACGCGATCCATCATGATACGCATGCTATTGACCAGGAAGTCGAACTGCTTTGGCACCAGGCGGAACTGCTTGAACACTTCAGACAGCTTCAGAATCTCTTCTGCTGCGCTGGCGTGGCTGCGGCCGTTCTTTTTGATCATCAGACGGGTTGCTTCGTACTGATCGCGCAGATCGGCGAACTTCTGGCGTGCCAATTCCGGATCGATACTGTTGTCGTCTTCAGCATCGTCGTCTTCATCTTCCTCTTCGTCGTCGTCATTCTGCTCTTCGGTCGTTAATTCTGAACCGATATGCGTTGCAGTAGGGGCGATATCCTCTTCCGCATTAGGATCGACGAAGCCAGTGATCAGGTCGGACAGGCGTGCTTCGCCAGCTTCGACGCGGTCATACTGTTCTAACAG